TGTATATTCACCATTTGTTCTGGAATCGCAATTATTAAACATAATAACTATAAAAACTTTGACAACTTTAATAATTACTAATATAATTAATCATACTCATTTTTCGCACCAACAATGGGGGTTGGGGGGAGTGGGTGAGTGGGGGAGACCGCTTAGGGAGACCGTTCCATTATAGATATACTTAGATTAACAAAGCAGTTCTCGAGACACTGGAATATTCTTATTTTTTTGATTTTTAAATTTGAGTACATCTCTTGATTTATTTTGTAATTTCTAAAAAACTTTTGAATTTTTTGAAAAAACAGAAAGATGTACTCAAATTATAATTTTCAACTTTTAGAAAAAACCTGGTTTCTTTTTGAGACATCATAATGGTATTATAAATAGATCAATCGCCTCTCTGTAGCCTCTCGATAGCCTCTCTGTAGCCTCTCTGTAGCCTCTCGATAGCCTCTCGATAGCCTCTCTGTAGCCTCTCAATAGCCTCTCGATAGCCTCTCTGTAGCCTCTCAATAGCCTCTCTGTAGCCTCTCAATAGCCTCTCTGTAGCCTCTCGGTAGCCTCTCAATAGCCTCTCGGTAGCCTCTAAATAAAACCGCGTTGGGGGCGGTCTCCCCCATATAAAACCGCGTTGGGGGCGGTTTCCCCCATAGGGCTATTTTAGTGATACATAGTATCTGTATTTCCATAGTTTCTTTTTGTTTTTATTTATAAAGGCTCTATATTTAGTGTTCCATATTTCACACCAGCTATCTTTAGAATAATTACTCATATTTAATATGTAATTGGATGAAGATATATAGGGTCTGCGCATAGTTTTTCCTCCAGTTGAAAAGAATACCATATCATAGACATTCTGATACATTACCCATTCATAAGAATCGCAAGAGAACTCCATAAACCATCTAAAGCCCTCACTCGGTTTTATATTACAGAGATTCATATAATTTCCTATAACCATTAAGCGTTTAATATGATGCAAATAGCCTGTATCAAATGCTTCGCGAATGCTGTCGTCTACTGGGATAATCCCAGTATTCCCCGAATACCATTCTTTCCCGAGCAATTTATTATTTCCAAAATAATTTCCAGAAAAATCTACATATAAATAGCATAAATGCTGATACTCGCGCCAGAATAATTGTCTTATAAAGCCTTCGTAGCTATTCATAGGAATATCACGAGTCTTTCTTTCTCTTTCCAATATATCTATGATATCTCGCGGATTTATAAGCCCTATATTTATTAAAGCAGACATTAGAGAATGACATAGATGCCTATTATTCTTATCTATATAATCCTGGTAATTCCCGTAATTCTTCAGTTTATTTTTAATAAAATGATCTAACCATTTTATAGAATCGCCGCGTGTTATAGGATATATAAAACCATTTTCTTTACCTAACATTCCACAGTTATTTTTAAAATGCTTCTCGACATATTTAGAGGCTTCATCAATATACTTAGATATATCTTTTCTCACAGAGATCTCCTCGTAAGGCTGAGATACGCATATTATATTCTTCGGCTTCTGTCTATTAAGCTTATCCTGTGATTTAATTTTAGGTATTATATTAAGCTCCTTCTTTGACCACATATAAAAGGCGTTAAAGAAAAACTTGCCTGTTTTATCACGATATCTATTGATATGTTCTCGTGTCAGTAATAAATTAGGCGTATCCTTATCATATATTATGGTGTTCCTCGGAAGCTTTAATATATCCGACTTATTTATCGGATAATAGAGCATATATTGTTCGGTTTCTACGAGTTTCTTGCCGAACTCCACATATACCACAGAATAGCCATTCTTTTTCATTAAATCATATTGATATCTCATTGTCGCGCGATGTAGCAACAACTTCTTTTTATTATAATTATAATCTGTAAAAAAATGAGGGCATTCCCATAATATATACTTGAAAGACTTAGTAAAATGCTTGATATCAAATAGCTGATTCGGCAGAATTAGAAAAATCATTTGCTTGTTATTTTTATTCTTATTTTTATAAATCTTCTATTATTCATTTATTTTTTAATAATACATTGTCTATTTTAAGGGCGACGGCATCAACGGTATAATTATCGTTATAATATTTCATATCCTTATCTTCAAAAATAGGGCGATTAATAAACTCTAAGTATTTTGCATCATCGTTATCCAATTCAATAATTTCATTCATTAATTTTTCATAAGACTCTACGCTTTCATCTTCAAGGAATAACATAGAGTTCCTATTAAATACCTTGTGAATATGCTTAGAACTCCAATATATAGGGATACTCCCAGCAATATAAGGATTTACTATCTTCTCCGTAGAATATGTTCCGAGCCTGTGATTTTCAAAGCATATAATAAATTTATAATTGCTTATGAATGCTCTGAACTCGTCGCTCCAATAATTGTCTCTAATAACATAATTGATATTATTACAATATTTTCCGCCAGAATCTACCTTTTTATAGCTATTTAAAAGATGGAACATCTTATTGCGTATATTACAGGCATCATTAGATACTATGAAGCAACAGAACTTCTCGGGTATCTTTGTTATCTTCGGGCGATTGATTAACCTTTCCATAAAATTATTATTTTGTATATATACGGCATACAGGGGCAAATCTACGACATTTTTATGCGTTTCCGCAGAATACAAGAGGACATCGTACTTATCCGGATTAGATATATAGGGTTCGCCCGAATAAAATATCTTATATCTCCATCTTTTTATATCAGCCAGCGTAGGACCGAAGACGGATTCAAATAGCACATTGGCTATATTTAAATTATCAGTAATCTTGAAATTACGCATAAAAGTCTTAGAAAATATCTTTTCAAATATAGCAATCGTATTCGCATCAGTATTATTTATAAAACCAAACCAAAACGCATTGACATATATATAATATTCGGTAGGCTCAGTAGGCTCCGTAGGCTCCATATTCTTCACAATCTCCATAATGCTCGTATGTATCTTAAATATACTATAATATAGCTGTGTTTATATAAAAATTGATTGATATATAGATATTGTTATAATATAACTATGAACACGAATCCCTACATAACTCATTACATCAGCAATTCAATTGTTCCCCCTAATGCGCCTACTAAATCAAAGGAAGCAAGAAATTTGCTATACGATCATTTCACACCTCCTGGAATTAAACTGGCTATCTGCAAAGTCTTGAACTTTAATAGTTCCGAAAAAGAAAGTAAATAGTAAAAATTGATTGCCTTGCATATATCATATTATAACAACCTATTGTAGAATGAACACTCGCTCTCGTACTGCCGCTGCCGCCGCTCCTGTTGCCGCTCCTGCCGCCGCAGCTCCTGTCGCTGCTGCCGGACAAGTAATGGATATGCCTGTCGGACAATTGTGTCCTTGTGGTGGCGGACAGTCGTGTATTGTTGATAGAAGATGGGTTGGTGACTGGGTGCACGAAGATGATGTATTTACAAATGCCGGATTGCCTCTTAGAAAAAACTGCTTCACGAGCTTTACCACTGCCCAAAAGAAGCTACTCTATTAGACTTGTGCGACATTGAGATGATTATGTAATATATTTATGTATATATATGTATTTTTTTATTTTGCCGTAAAAAATGATTGATATATTTTAAATATTATCTTATATGTAAGTAAAATATATAATGAGCAAGACTTTATTATATCCTATTACTAAATATCCTGATGCTCACGATTTTGATAACAGCATATTTCGCATTGAAAACATTATATTAGGAGATTACAATACCATTTCATCCAGAAATTATAATAGAACTACCAATTATTTCAGAAATAATAATAATATTACCGGGTTTAACAGGAAAAAATACAAGATGTCCTCGCATATCCCTATGATACACGATACACTTAGCTATTATCATTTACACAAGAATATGAATGCTACCTTCAAAATTAGCAAATATGCTTCTATTGATACTACGGATTTGATGTTGATGAGACAGCTAATTGATAAAAAACAGAGATACGACAGCTTACTATACAATCCCAATAAATACAGAAAGCCTATGGTACCTGCTTACAGATTTGAATTATAATCAGCAATCAGCAATTATCATATAAAATATATGTGCTATATAATTAGTAATTGATGCTAATGAACATAGAAGCTATCTGTGATGTTATGGAGAGTATTGATAAAAAATATATATTCACATATACACTATATGATAAAAAAATAACTAAAAAATACTTTGCTATTTTGAAGGACTATCGCCAGAGCTCAGCTCGGGACGCATCTTTTTAGGAAGCATTATATCTATAATTATCAATAATTCCAAAGCGTATTCTGTGGCATTTCTAATATATCCGCATTTCTTCCTTAATATTCCTAGTGTCCTTATATCTCTATATTTTCTTTTATATATACAAGGTATTAAATGATATGCTTGGTTAATATCAGCCACAAGAAGCATATAAAATATGTATTTAATTATATTCATAATTTGTTCTAAATTATATTACTATTTATAAAAATTGATTGCTTATATATCTTATTTTTTGCCATCTAAGCCAGCCTACACATCGCCTTTCAGCCAATCCGCAAGCAGTCAGCAAGCCAGCAAGCCAGCAAGCCAGCAAGCCAGCAAGCAGTCCGCAAGCAAGCAAGCCAGCAAGCCAGCAAGCAGTCCGCAAGCAAGCAGTCAGCAAGCAGTCCGCAAGCAGTCCGCAAGCGAAATGTCCGTGGAACAGAAGAACTTTGTTGTCGGCTTTCGCAATGATAGTAACAATATCAACGCCATTATGGAGGGAGGTTATGGAAAGAATATTATGGATATTATGGTAGCCATCAATTCGTGCAGCGATTTTGAGGAGGCTAAGAAGCAGAAGATCCCTTGTATCCAGGACTATATCTATAAAAATATGCAGCACATCGACTTTCTCATCTATCTGTACGGGCAGACGCTCGTTATCCAAGACTATATCAATAGGTTTGGGCCCATTCAATATTCGCCGATTCTTGATGTGGATTTTGCAACGATCATCGTTGACAATATCATCATCATTTATGAGGCTCGTCAGTTCCCCGAAAATACCACTCCAAAATCCCTCGTTGATTCCTCCGTTCAGTGCGATTCTCAGGAAGCTGTTCAGGAAGCTGTTGTATCTGAAGAGGCTCCTCCTGATGGCTACGACATCTACGGCGGATACGACAGCTACGGCAGCTACGGCGGATATGACAGCCAATGCAGCTACGACAGCTACGACAGCCGCAGAGGACACAGAGGACACAGAGGACACGGCAGCCGCGGCAGCGAAGAAGAAGAAGAGTTGCAATCTACATCGCAGCTAATCAATCCAGATGCTGATATCACCGAGTTTCTCTCTGAATTGTAAATAAAGGCTTAGAGTGATGATGGAAGTAGGGGGGGGGCGGAGGCGGATTATGTAATATATATTTTTTATTTTTTACTAAGTATAAAAGGATATGAAAAATCCCCCGAAAAAGCAAAATAAACTTGTATTGAATAATATTGAGGAACTATTGATTAGAGAGTATTATTTGAAATATTTGCCGAATAACGGAGAGCCTTTCAATAAGCCCAATACTATATATGACAAGGAAATCCTTAATTATAGCAAAATAATTCGTTAGATTCGTTAGATTCGTTAGTTACTTTAGTTACTTTAGTTACTTTAGTTACTTTAGTTACTTTAGTTACTTTAGTTGAGATATTTGGATGCAATCATATTCTTTATACTCTCTATGTCTTTTTTGATGGTCTCATTTTCTTCTTTTAATTCTTTGATTTGTCCTGTTAATTCTTTGATAGCCTCTACAAATACAGGACCTAATCTCTCGTAGCATATTGTAAGATAGGATTTGCCTGATTTTGAGGTAATGTTTCCATCATCATCTCTCGCCATATCAAATGGTGCTATTTTAACAATTTCGGGAAGCACGCTTTGAACCTCTTGGGCACTGAGACCTATTTGTTTTTCGTTTTCAAATCCAGCTTTTAAAGCAGCTTCATTGGGATGATAATAGTAGCCGTTAAGATTACTTATAATATCTAAAGAATTGCTGATATTAGAGGTAAATGTTTTTAGTCTTTTATCGGAATAGCAAGAGGTTATTGTACCCGTAGCTATGATATTTCCCATAATATGTAGCTTTTCTAAGGGAAGTATTGCGGGCGTCGAAGATTCATTAAAAATGCCCACGCCCATATTTCCGTTGTTCGTAACAATTACACGAACTTGATTTTGTTTTGATAATGATAATAAACCACCAGTTGCGCCTTGCTGATTAATATTCAATACGGGATAGTTTGGATCTCCGGATATTTCCAATGATTTTAAAACTAATTTATCTAAATCTCCAATTTCAAATGAACCTCCTGTAATTTCTAAGCCACCGTTAAAAATAACCTTTTGAAAAAATTTGAAATTATTATTATTTTCAAGAGTACCATTGTTAAGCGCACCTATCTGATACTCAAACACATTACCTCCAATGTTTTCTAAAGAGAAACACCTGTTTTTATTTCCGCAAAAGAGCTTGTTTATATTATCCAAGGTGAAATTATTTATTCGCTGTGATATTATATTTGAATTATATTCATCCATATCAACGCCATTTATTTTATAGACGCCATCTACAATATTGATATTTCCATTAACTATCAAGCGATTTGAGGTATCCTCGGGCAAAATACCAATACCTACACAGTGATTGCTCGTAATTGTTTGAGGAGGATAAAAGATAAAGTCGTCAACTTGTCCCCATTTTGAAGAACCCGTATTTGCTAATATAAGTTCGCTATCATTATTTATTTTGAACTGAGAGCTCAATTTGACAACTCCCGGGATATTAGAAGTAGCCAATGGATAATTACCGAGCGCCGTATAATTCAGTGGAGCCCCACCAATTAACAAATTGCTATTCGCCGGAAGCTTGATGTTTCCATTAATCTCAAATGCATTATCGTTATTGTCCCATTTTAAATCGCTACTTTGCGCAACAGTAGTTCTATCAATATCATTGTTATTATTTAAGTTAGCCAATAGAACACCGCCCTTTATATCAAATTTCCTGAGACCCGTCCCGCCTCTCGTAACACCCAATACACCCTGAGTAATACTAGAAGCATCTATGCTCTTCAATTTAGAACCGTTACCTTCAAAAAACAGCGATTTCAACACATTATCTTCAAATATAAGATTTTCGGATTGCCTTATTTTATTATTGTCTCCGTATATCAACTGATTCGGTATAATATTCGGCACCCCTGTACCACCTTGTAAGACATTCAAAATACCAGCGTTAATATTAGAGGCATTTATATTATATACATTACTACCCGTTCCTATTAGCTCGCGGGCATTTATAATTCCTGCAACATCAAGTGCCGATCTGGGTCTCGTCGTGCCTATTCCGAGATTTCCTCGTAATAAAGTTGTTCCGTATATATCTAAGACATTATTTGCAGAGGCACTTGCGCTATCTTTGAAATTAATTTGTAAAAAATTGCTCGTATTCATAACATTCCCGAGAATATTTGAAGATATAAGTATGCCGTTGTTTAAAATGTCTCCATTGATATCTAATTTTTTCTTAGGATTTCCATTGTTAATACCCACATTACCAATTTCATTTATAGTAAAATAATCCAAATATAATAATGAATTGTATGTAGTATTGTTAGAAGAACTATTTAATATTTTATAATCATTTCCACTTAATCCAATATTCCATACCATTATTTAATATATATATTATTTGTTCTCTTATTATTTTTAAATAATATAAATAATACAATTACTACAATTACTACAATTACTACAATTACTACAATTACTACAATTACTACAATTACTACAATTACTACAATTACTACAATATATAATTGCTATCTAAGAGACACACAGAGACACACAGAGACACACAGAGACACACAGAGACACACAGAGACACATAGATATAATGTAGATATATTATAGATATTAGAGCTGATATTATGAAGAATAAGTGCGATAATGTTATTACATTGAAACAGTATGGGCCGACTTGTTGGTTCAATAGTATTCTAATGGCTGTATTGTATAGCGATGAAAGCCGCAAACTGCTTTTGAAAAAGTCTAAGAAGTGGAATAACAAAATCCTAATATTCAAAACCCTTAAACATATTCTTGAAAAAAAGTATTTTCGTTCAAGCAATATATATAATGATTACGAATATTTTGATAAAATAAGACCGGAATACATATTAGAGAAGCTGTATAAATATAATAAAAAGAAGTTCTCGTTTAATCCTAAAATTAAAAAGGGAGGTTATGCGCCTGCTCTGTATATAAGGAAAATCTATAAATTATTAGGCGCCAAAGTATTATTTCTGGATTATAAAGATGATTTACTATATTACTCAAAATATAATAATACTAAAGTTAACAGTTCGGCAGTTAAAAAAGGGCCTATAATAGAGTTCGTTGTAAAGTTTGTTTCCAAGGAAAAGGTTTTAGAGAAGTTTGAAAGCCCTGATGTTATTATTATTAATTTTACGAAATCTATTATGGATAATATACCAGGGTATTACAAAGTTCCCACCGATTCGCCCTTTTATAATATAGTTTCTTTTAATGACAAGGTGGCCATCAAGGGAATGAACTATATCCAGGATTCCGTCTTATTATCAAATTGGAATCGCACTGAAATCGGAGGGCATTCAATAGCCGGAATTAAATGCAAGGATAACAAATATGTATATAACGGATGGACGCGTGGAACGATTGATATACATTTGCAAAATGTTAATTTTACTAAAGAAGATTATGATAAAGAAAAGCTGTGGGTATCTGAAGTGATTGATAAACGAGTGGTCTATGTCAATGTTAACAATAATATTGTTGTTGATAAATTGCCGGTAGGCGGTATATTAGTTTCTGATAATATACATATCCCCTGCGAATTAATGAAATACGATTGGAATGTTAAGAAGAATAGCGAGTTTTGTATAAATAAAAAAGAATGCCTTTTAGATACCCACTCTAATAAAAGTATTAAGGAAATTCTCAATAAAGATAAAAACGAGCTATGTTTTTCATTTAGTAGAGGTCCGAGACTCCTTATATATGTTAGAAAGAATAGCGAGAATAGCGCAGGTGTCTCTGGTAAGGATAAGGGCGAGAAGGAATGTCCCGAAGGCAAAGTGCTGAATCCTCTGACAAATAGATGCATAAATATTAAATCAATAAATAAATTGGCGAAAAATTCTCTGAGCAAAATGGACAAGAAATGCCCGGAGGGTAAAGTGTTGAATCCCAAAACGGGGCGCTGTATTAAGAAGGAGAACTTTTTGAAGGCCGCTATCAATATCAATATGCCTCATGGATCTAAAGCTGAGCCCAAGAAATGCCCGGAGGGTAAAGTGTTGAATCCCAAAACGGGGCGCTGTATTAAGAAGGAGAACTTTTTGAAGGCCGCTATCAATATCAATATGCCTCATGGATCTAAAGCTGAGCCCAAGAAATGCCCGGAAGGTAAAGTGTTGAATCCCAAAACGGGGCGCTGTATTAAGAAGGAGAACTTTTTGAAGGCTGCTTCTGCCGCAGCAAAGACAGTATAAGGGACAAGATATAAGAATAATTTTTATATATATTTATATTCTAAATATGAAAATACTCAATATAGTATTGTATAGTGATAATGAAATAAACTATGTTCAGATGTATGAAGCTTTGTCGGGATATTATAAGCGGTTTAGTGATGTCACAACATATTTTTATAAATACAATGAGAATATCTCTGATAATATTGAAATAACAGGTGATATAATAAATATTAAGGGGAGAGAGAGCTATATACCGGGCATATTAAATAAGACGATTGACACCTTGCTACTATTCAAAAATAATGGCGAATATGAAAAGTACGATTATATTATCAGAAGCAATATAAGTTCTATTGTTAATTTCTCATTATTGTCAGAACAGTTAGAATTGAATCCCGTAGAATATTACGGAAGTACTAACATAGGCTATATAACTTTAGATAATACTAATATACCCTTTGCATCTGGTACTAATATCATAATGTCTAAGAAGGGATATATTACATTGGTTGATAATATTAATTTGTTGGATAAATCTTTAATCGATGATATCAGTATTGCAGTATTTTTTCATAGATTAAATATAAAAATTACAAAAATAGATAAAGCCGGGGAAAACGGCTTTGTGTTTGTTCCTATGATAAATAATAATTTGGAATATGAAAAATTAGTCAGTCACAATTATTTAGTATATCGCAATAGAAGCGAGAATAATAGGCATTGTGATGTTATTAATATGAAAAACATCATACGAGCAATATCATGAACAATTATATGAATAAAGGTATGTGAGGTAATACTTGCTATTATCTATTTCCTTTAATTTTTCTATATTTAGAGAGTATTTATTTGCATTACAAAAGCCTAATATATTTTCAAACAATAGCGTGTCATCTTCGAGATTATTGTTGGGATTGGCGAAAATGTTTAACATTTTGAAGCGACCATTTGCGACCTTTCTCAATAAACAAATATAATTTACATCAGAATCCTTGCTATTATATACTCCTACGACTATATTAGGAGCCGAGAATCTATTCTTATTTAGCCATATGGTATCACTAATTATTTTTTCCTGATATTCCTTGTTATCCTTTGACCATTTATAGAATGTACTATATACATTATTATAGTTTAATATGCAAACATTGCCATTATTATAATTGCCGAATTTAGATATACTATGAGGACCAATATTTATAGGATAGGAATAGATTAATGATGTGTTTAAGATATTTACAAAGGCCAAATAGATAGCAATGAAATACCCTTTCATATATTTTAATTATTATTATATAATACTTATATATAATTATTTTTATGACTGTAAAGGACACAATCATCCTATAATTATTGAAAAAGGCTCTTATATAGTTATAGAGTCTAAGGACATAGAACAATTATATAAAAATATATATGAAAAAACTTAACTTAACTTATATTGCATAGAAACCATAGTTCATGTGTAAAATAACAGAGAAGAACTTGAGACATCGGGATATGGATATGGGCTTAAAGATTATCTGATATTAATATAATAAATATGAAGAGAGCCTTACGGCAAACTTGTTATATATCTATTGAAAATAATGAGAATATTGGATATCAGCTATTTAACATAGCATATCTGATTAATATTTTAAATAAATCCGCAAGCAATCATATTAAAAGGAAGATTGTTTTTAGAGAAGGCAATCATATCTATAGCGATTCTATATTCAAAGGGCTTTTCACTGTATTGGATGATCATACATATGATAAGATAGGATTTGAGAAAATGTCAATAAATGATATAGGTATTGATATTGAAAGTTTGTGCAGTTCTACTAAAAATATTGAGATATGCGATACATCAGCGTTCGCCTTTAATCCAGCAGTGACATTCAAATATATTGACGAACCTATTAAAAGAAGATTATTAGATCTCGTTTATTCTAATGAAGATTTAATGTATTCGGCTTATTATATGTATCGTGGTATTCTTGCGTTTTTCGGAGAGAATACGAGCGACGATGACATAGCCGCTCTACATATCTTGAAAGCCGATAGCAAGGACTATGATTATTATTATAATGCGCTTTCTATTATGAATGATTTAAAGATTAAAAATATTGCTGTTATAACCGACGATATAGAGTGGGCCAAAACAATTCTAAATGATATTAACGATATCAACGATACTTCTACATATGCGCTTTATTATGTTAGTAATGCCGAAAAAAATAATTACGAAACTCGCTTTATCCTAATGTCAATGTTTAAAAATCTCATAGTTTCAAATAATGCCTCTGATATGGATAGTATGTGGGCTTCTTACCTTAGTTATTATGACAATAAAAAGGTTATTACGGCTGATAAAAATATTATACATAAATATATAACGGATATACTATAAAAAAGAAAATATGATTACGAGCGATTTATACTTTACATTTATAAAAATACCAAGTAATTACAAGTGTCTGTTAGTTTGTAAAAGTTGGCACAAAAACATCATAGGGGATATAAAGAAAAGAAAGATAGAATTTTATGATATGCAATTGTACAACGCTATAAATAACAAGCATATTTTTTTGCTATATAGTGCGTATGACAAAGTATTATTACAGGCCTATGACAATGTTATAATAAATATAATGAAAATCATAATAAAAGATGATGATATCAGGGATAAAATTATGGAAAAGTTTATAGAAAACTATAAACAGCTTAGCATTATTATATCAATATTCCACAATTACAATACAACGGCTATTGCCGCGAATGCAGCGAATGCCGAGACCATAGCGACTCCTAATATAAAAGAGATAGGAGATATTGAAAATATTGAAAAGTATATAGCAGACGAATATGCAAATATACTTAGCAAATATTATAATTACAACATTATATTGACATAATGGCTCGCGGATACTGGCGGATACTAACATTTAATATTTACAGTCATTACGGGACTGAGGAATCCGCTGTCTTTGAATATTATTCTGTAATGGAAATGTCTTTCTAATATCTTATTAAATACTTTTTTAACCTTATATTTATCCGGACAATATATGCGAACATCTGCCTTCCCGTGCTTTACCACGGATATGCCGACATTATTAAAGCTTTTGTAAGCTTCAAAGGGGTCATCTATTATTTTTGAAGTATCTGTGCTATTTGCAGCCCAATAGATTATTTTTGTCCCGTCTTCATATTCACTCATATCTATGGTGTAATTTAGATTTGCCCCAGAAGGATATTTAGGTTCGCATAGGAGCGTATTGGGTAAATAGGTTAATCCTAAAAACGGCAAAAATGTCTCTTTCTTCAATGATAAAAATATAATTATTGATATTATTATTATTGATATTATGCGAATAAATATATTGTAATCATCGTTAAATAGTATATATATACTCGTCGTTAATGCGTAAAGCATTAATGTAAAAATAATAGCCATGTGTATATATATTTCGGTCTTAAACAGATTATTCATATTTGTTAGAAATCTATTATATAAAAAGAATATTATTATTATCTATCAGTTCGTTAGTCTTCGCCATTCCTTGTATTCGATTAGCTCATTAGCTCATTAGCTCATTAGATCATATAGATACTATCGGCGACTCCCATATTAATGCATTCTTCCGCATTAAATTGCAGGTCTTTAATGAGAAGATCTGTCTTTAATGAGAAGATCTTTCAGCATTTTCTTATTAATGTTGGTTTTTGTAAGATAAAACCTATTAATATGTTCCTGGATCTTGATGCAGTTCTTATAAGTATCATCAATATACGCTAATTTACCCCAGCATCCTGAGCGCAATTCGTGAATCAATACATAAGAGTTTTTGCAAACGAATCTCTTTTTACCGTGGATACTAATTAGCGTGCCTGCCGAAGAAACGCTACCATCAATTACAGTATTTACAGGGATACGCGAAGATTCCATACAATCAATAATAGAAAACGCCGAAGAAATACATCCGCCGTCCGTGGTAATATGCAAGAACATCTCGTTCTTAACATTCTTCTCTACTTCTTCCATTTTTAGCTCGCTTTCAAGCAACCTAATGTTTTTACATAGGTTGAAAGCCGATTTCTTTGTAATATCTCCCGTAAAATAGATGTGATTATAATTAACATATATATTGTTATCTCCTCCGTTGGCGCCACTCCCATTCCCGCCTTCATCATCAGAATCATCGTTATTGTTATGCGCGCGAGCGAATGCCCCGAGCTTCCTCTTCTTGGCGTTTGGTTTCTTGAAAAAATCCATTATTTGATTATGTGGTTATTTATGAAATGCGATATTATATATTATATGCATCTAAATCTTATATGATATCGCTGTGTGCTTTTCATAAATATTTGAGACCATAGTATGTCAGCAAGGCCTGTAAGACCGAAAAGATGCCCATAATAAATATTATTTTTATCATATCATAGGTATCTGGTATCTCTATGTTTATAGAAGGCGTATTCTTGGTATCTATATTTCTTCCTATACTGAAATGAATAATATTCTCAATCATATTAAGAAACAAAAAGACAATCATAGATATCAGTATAAGGTTGTTATGGATATGTATTTTCATCCTTTTTGCTATACGCGGATATAAATATATTTAAGATATATAAGGAGGTTTTTTATTTCTATTTATTATAGATATAGCAATGGAATTATTTCAATATTTAATAGTAATATTAATAATTTCTTTAATAATTCTAATAGTATATTTTAATGATAAGATAAAATCCGCGTTTTTTGATTATTATATGGAGCCTTTTGCAGTTGCTCCTGGAACAGAAGAGAAAATAGGGTTAAAATGGTTATACCTTGGTAATTCTGAACCTAATGGGGACAAAATAACTAACGAAAAGCTCTATATATTATTAAATTATAAATGGGTATCTCCTATAATAATTAATATAGATGAGTTGGATTCGCTGGGTATCAAGAACCTTACATATGACAGCTATATCAATGTAGATGATAGATATTTTAAGCCTTACAATGTTGCAACGGACAATATAGATATCGGGCTGATGTGGAGAGATTTAGGAATAAACACAGAAAAATATGTAAAAGGCTCTTATAAAGAGATAAGGAATGACAAGATTAAAAATGCGATTGAAGTGAAAGCCAAAAACAACTTACACGAAACAATAGATGGCGAAAAGATTATCGTATTTACACAGAAAGAATATGATGATATCAAAAATGCCTCTCCACTTACCTACGATTCTTACATATTAATCAGCAATGACTATGGAGTTGACGGAGTTGACGGAGTTGACGGAGTTGACGGAGTTGACAAAGGCACGACGGGAGAAAAAAGAATATATCAGCCTTATTATAAGCATAAGATTGTTAAGACTGACGAGATATTTTCGGATATAAATATAGACAAGATACTTACGAGGGGCTTCGACAATTCTTTTTTAAAATCGACGGCAATAAAGACGCATAATATGAAAAACGACGACTATTTTAATACGGAAATATATAATAATAAGGGCGTATCAAATAACGAGCTACATTTTAATACAGAGTCTTTTAATTACCGACAGAGCAACGATAACAGCTATAAATCTATATTGGATCCCATAGATGATAATTATCTGCCTTCTGTTTCCCAAACAAATAATTTTAATAATGACCCAAAATATATGTCAGAGAAAACTATTAATCAGTATGTAATTATTGATATTTACAAGAATATATTAGGGCGACAACCGAAGCCCAAAGAAATTATAGTAAATCTTCAAGAGTTTTACGAAAAGAATAGCGACGAAGAAAAACTTAAATTAAAACTATACAATTCCACGGAATACAAGATGATTGTAAAAATGCAGTCAAATGACATAGATCCTACGCTGGTTTCCAAAATATCCGAAAAGAACATAATTGATATGCTGAAAAATGTCTATAAAAATCATTTCAATAAAATGCCCCACAATAAGATGACAATCCCTCTCAAACAATGCTATATACATCTCCAGTTTAACGACTATTTATTTAAAGCAATGTTGATGCACGATAATTACCCGAGCTTTGAAAGGGACATTTTAAGAGAGTATATAATAAATGACGAAAAACTATTAGAAATATTTGATAATAACTTTGTATTATACGAATTGCGTTTAATTGCTAATGAACTTAAGCGAAGAGAGATGTTAAAACGCGAGGCATTATCTACACCCGTAGCTCTTACTACGGATGCTGCTAAGAATAGCGCGGAATCCTCAAATAGCGCTGATACTAACTTAAACGCTCAAAAAAACATCGCTGATATTATGAAAAATAGCGAACCTGTATTTAATATCAATATAACGCTTCAAGATAAAAATGTATCAATGCCTTATGGATCCGGCTCGGGCGCGACAACAGCCAGGATAACTACTAACAATTCGCTTGATCCTCGCAATAACCTCGGTGCCGCCAAGGCTTTCAATCCAGCCGACCCCACAGTTTCCTTAAATATCCCCAATGCGCGAAGAGCTGGCGCGGCTGGC